AGATCAATGTAGGAAGGTTATCGAAAAATTCTTCAATCTTAGCAAACTGTTCCTGGTTCAAAGATTCAATAAACTCCATCAATTCTTCTTTTGGTGTTTCGTTTGCATAGTAATACTGTTCACCGTCAAAGATGTTTTCAATACCAGACACGATCATTTCAAATGCCATATCTGTTGCATTCAAGTTTTCATTCGATGAATTAAGAGAAGAAAACTGTGGGTAACGCAACTTAATAAAAATCTGGTCGGTCAACTGAATCTCGTCTTTGATATCTTCATTCCTGGTCAACTGAATATCAAGTAAATTAAAATTAACTGTCATCAAGTTACCGCACGGAGTTTCTTCTACAACATTTTCACAACGGTATTTGTTCTCAACAACTTCACCGACAGACCTTGCTCTCAATTGAATGAAGTAATATTCAACATCAATAATTGGAAGTGTTTCGATATCAACATCTTCTGTTACTGTGCAATTGTGTAGAACCTGTTTGATGTTCTTTTCGATTGTATCTTTGTCATCCGATTCAATGGCCATCATTAGATTTCGTTGTTCCTTCACTAAGAAAGGACGGAAACGAACTTGTTTTTTGGACATTGGTAATGTCAATTCATAAATGGGTGAGTCTATTCTTGGTAAAGCCATAATGTTCCTTCAATATAATGTAAATTGATTAAAATTTTAATCCGCCTGCTTCTTTTTCTTTTAGATAATATTGGTATTCTTCAGAGTAAATACCACTTTTAAAATCTGGCGCATCTGTAATCTTTGGATCAGGAGATAAACCACCAATTGTATTGATTATCTCAGAAATGCCTGCCTGAAGCAAACTAGAACCAAGTTGTTGTATAGAATTGTTTTGCCAGTATCTATATGCAAAAACTACTGTTAGTTTGTGAAAACCTTCATTAGACCAATCCAAATCTAATTGATTGACTGAAATAGGAAAAGCATCAATCAAGTTAAGTGAGTAAGTTAACTCATTCTTTACATCATATTGATTTATTGTCAAGGTAGATATGTAATCACTCTTATAGTTAAAATCAAATGTGATTGTTGGGTTGATGTATTCCATCCATGCATCAAAGAATAGTTTTTCACGCATATCATCTGAAACTATAAATGTCATATCAACATCATTGTATTGTGAATGGTAAGGGTGTTTTTCTACTGGGTTTGAACCAAACTTTTGTTCTGCTGTTGCAAATGTTCTGCTAGGCAATTGAGTAGATTCACACCTAAGTGATAGATTTCTTGCAGTACCAAGATAAGGAATCAAGGGCAGTGGCGCAGGAATAGTAACATCAAACTGTTTTGGTCTTGCAACGTCTGATGAAAATGATTGAATAAAATTGGTTAAACTTGGCATTATTCTTCCTGATTAAAGTGGGCCATGTGGTCTTTGTAGTGCTGCATCGAATCTTTCCATACTGTGGATGTTCGTGCGCCTCTAAATTGTTGTAGAGGTAACATTGTTGCTACATCCCATTCATTTGGTTCAATTTTTAACAGTTTAGACCTTGTATGATTAAAAAGATAACGCTTCAACATAGGCCTAAACTCCGCATATTTCTTGGCGGAGTTTAAAATGTCATATGATATACGCATACGATTAATGTCATCCTCAGGTGTCAGCTGTGCAAATTTCATCAATTTGGTTAAAAAAGCAACTCTATACTTAACTGGTAGATAGTGAAGATTCAATCCTAAGAACCCATCATTATACTTTTCTAGCACCAAAACCATTGGAAATTTATCATAATAAGGCAAATCAGCCTTTGTTTTTGGGTCATAAAAGAAACAATACATCATTCCAACTCTAAACGCGGTTGTGCGTCTAAACTTTTCGGCATTAATTGTGGGAGGTATTCTGTCTGGTCTTTTAATTTCTTCTATCTTGTCACGGAGCCAACCAATGGAATCCCTCGACATGGTCTTATAACCTGTCGATCTTTTTTCTTCTGCTAGTGATGTTAGTTTTGATACAGCCATGTACTATTTAGTTAGAGTCCTAGATGATCCTCAGTTATCACCATGAACTGCCAACCTCGGTCTAAGGCAAATTCTTCAGCCGCTTTCCATTTCGCCTGGTTTACACCCCATGTAGAAACTTCTTGGATGTATTGTTTTGTCACTCTTTTCTTTCTTTCCGGTTCGACTGACTGCTTTTTTGGTTTAACTTCAATAATCATTGTTTTCAATTTATTATCTTTTGTGCGAACTTTTACTAAGAAATCGGGAAAATATCTGTGCCTTCTGCCATCGACCGGCGATATATATGGAATGATAAGTTCTTCTGAGGCCCACGAAATTACTTCTGAATTTAAGTCGAGCCACGACATTACCTTGCATTCCCACGAAGAACGGTAGATAATATTAGTATAATCACCCACATACTTGTGTGGATTTTTGGGAATAAACTTTCCTGAATAGGCCATAAATATATGTATAATCTTTTATTTGGAAACACATGGCAATAATTTCAATACCTACTTCAATCGGTGGAGTATCTATACCCGGTTCAGCGGGTCAGGTTCTTAGCGGACCTTTGGCTGCATTATTTGGTGGAAAAGGCCTTTCAACTATTTCGTATCCACAAGAATTGGCAACTGATGCAACAAAAAGCCACTATGTTCAATTCAGCATCAAAGAAATAATTCCACAAAGTTATGAAAAAACTGATGTGCCTGGTGTAATCAAAGATATAAATCAATCTAGTCAGGATGCTTTAACTTTTGCAGCATCAACTGTTAAAACATCGTATAATAATTTTATAAATTCAGACAAACCGGGAGAAGAATTATTTGACCAGGCGGCCGCCTTTGGTACAGCTCTTGCCACAAAAACAGGAGAAATAGCAACAAAAGCTGATGCCGGCCTTAGAAAATTAGTTAAACCACAGACCACCGAATCCAAAGCTGTTATATCATTGTATATGCCAGACACATTAGAATCAAGTTATACTGCGAATTATAGTGAAATTAGTTTAGCGGCCGAATTAAGTACAATTCAAAGTATTAGACAAATTGCTCAAGTAGCCTCAACTTTTGGATCAGGTGTAAAATCTGGTGGTGCTGCAGGAGGTTTTGGTGCTGCATCATCTGATCCAAATGTTATTGCTGGTGCAATTGGTTTTGGACTTGGTGTACTTGATAAAGTGGGTATATCAACCGGAGGTAATTTAGCTGAGGTTCTTTTACAAGGTCAAGGTTATGCTTCCAATCCACAATTACAAATGCTTTATCAAGGAACAAATTTTAGACAGTTTAGTTTAGCATTTACTTTTACACCAAAATCTCAAGCAGAAGCACAAATTGTTAACAACATTATATATCAATTTAAATATTATGCTGCGCCTGCACTAGCACAAGGAAAAACATCTTCTTCCGAAACCATGTTTTTAATTCCTCCTGCAATATTCAACGTCAAATTTTTCTTTAAGGGTATCGATAACAAGTACCTCCCAAAATACGCAGATTGTGTATTAAAAAACATAGATGTTAATTATGCACCAAATGGTTTTGCTGCACATATTGATGGTGCACCAGTTCAAACGCAGTTGACCTTACAATTTGAAGAAATCGAAATTGTCGATAAAGCAAGATTGTCAAAAGGTTATCATAGTAGTGCCGACGATAAGGATGCATTAAGATAATGAAATACTTTCAAGTAATGCCTAAGATTGCCACTATAGATTACGTTGGCAATAAAATAGTTCTGACCAATCTAATGGTTAGGACCGAAATAATACCTTCTCTACTGAACAATCCTCTATTGTTTTATTCTTATGATATACAAGACGGTGACACACCAGAGATTATTGCAGACAAATACTATGGAGATTCTTATCGTTATTGGATTGTGTTGTTTGCTAATCAGATTATTGATCCTCAATGGAATTGGCCAATGAATCAAAACTTGTTTAGTGACTATGTTTTAGATAAGTACAAATCAGCAACTGCAAATTCATTAAACATATCAGCAAACACAGTAACATCTAGTCAAATCTTGGCATATACTCAAAGCAACATACAAAACTATATTAAAACAATTATAACAATTGATAGTAGTACAAATGAATCAACCACTTCAACCTACTATATCGACTCAACTGCATATGCTTTAGTCCAAGAAAATACAAGTACTGGTACATTTTCTAGTGGTGCTCAGGTTACACAAACCGTTAGTAAATATACCGAAACATTATACGAATATGAAACTCGCCTTAATGAAAGCAATAGAAATATTAATCTAGTAAACTCCTCATATGTTTCACAATTTGAATCACAATTCCAATCTTTGTTAGCTCAATAAAATGGCAGAAAATACACCGGTTAGTCCTGGAATAAGATACCCTAATGACTATAGTTTAAAGACGTTAACAATCTTAACAGCAGTCACAACATTTGATGTTAAGTCTATTCTTGTTGAACTTTCTATCAATGAGGACATATACAATAATACAATGTCGGGTTACCTGATGGTTGTTGATGCATCTGGTTTTATTGAATCTTTGCAAATGAACGGCAATGAATTTATTAGAATCACACTCAGTAAAATTGCAGGCGATACAAGTGGTGTAATAGATAGAATCTTTCGTATTTTTAAGGTTGCTAAAAGAAATCCAGAGAATGATGGAAATACAGAAACATATTCGTTATACTTTTGCTCAGAAGAATTGTTATTATCTGAACAATATAAAATTAGTAAGTCTTACAAAGGTAAAGACATTACATCAAATATACTAGACGTACTCAGTACTTACTTAAAGATTCCCAAAAACAAAGTTGGTGTTATTGAAAACACATACGGTGTATATGACTTCATTGTACCTAATTTAAAACCTTTTGATGCCATTAACTGGATGTCAAACTATGCTAGACCAGCTCCAGGCAATATTGGTTCTGATATGTTATTCTATGAAAATAAGTTTGGATTCAATTTTAGGTCTTTGCAAACACTTTTCAAAGGAACAGTTTATAATACTTACAGTTACAATCCAAAAAATTATAATCTGACAAATAGTAATTCAGAAAAAGATTTAAGAATCTTTAATGTAATGTCGTATGAAATCATGGATTCATTTGATACTTTAGGTGCAATCAATCAAGGTATTTTTGCTAATCGGTTAATGTCCGTTGATCCACTTTTAAGAAGATTTAAGGTAACAGATTTTGATTATGGAAAGTATTCAACAACTGCACAAAAACTGAATGAATTTCCAATAACTAACAATTATAAAAACCGTTTTGGTGATGGATTAAATCAAACTCCACAGTCAACATACAAACTCGTTCTAACAAACTTTAATCAAACTGATTCTGACTACATAAAGCAAAACGACTCTGTACAACATGATGTTATGGCTGAAACGTTTATTCCAAATAGGACTGCACAAATTCCTTTAGCACAATATACAAGAGTTAAGATTTCTGTTCCTGGTGATTCCGCACTAACTGTTGGTCGTTTGGTTAATTTTACTTTATTGTCAAAGAACTCAAACAATAGAGAGCCTGATGATTTTTATTCCGGCAAATATTTAATAACAGCAGTAAGACACATGGTTACTTTAACTGAATTCAAAACTGTTTTAGAATTGGCGAAAGAAAGTACAGTGAAACTTTATTCAGCTGTCAATAATACAAGTACATTATGGCAAAAAACGGCCAAAGGAGAATTTTAAATGTCTAAGGTCATTAACAATTTTGCCGGATTAAATGGATTCATATGGTGGACTGGTGTAGTTGAAAATAGAAACGATCCTTTGAAGTTGGGTCGATGCCAAGTTCGGATTTTTGGTTGGCATACTGATAACTTACAATTAGTACCTTCTGAAGACCTACCATGGGCCTTACCTATGAATTCGGGTAATGTTTCACAAATCAGTAAAACACCTAAAGAAGGTGATTATGTTGCCGGTTTCTTTTTTGATTCTGAATCTGGTCAATTTCCTTGTTTTCTTGGAGTAATTCCTGGAATTCCAGTTGAAGGTCCTAAAAAAGGAACTGGATTTTTTGACCAAAGAACAGACAATCAATTGAAATCTTCACCTTCTCCGTATAATGAATCAGCATCTTTATATCCAAACATATTGAATGAACCTACAACTAGTAGGTTGTATAGAAATCAAAAAATTGATAAAACGATTATACAAAGAGAAAAAGACTCATTGGTTAAAAATATTCAAACGGCTGATGGATCAACTTGGTCTCAACCATCACCTTCTTATGCAGCAGTTTCTCCATATAATCAAGTTTTAGAAACAGAATCTGGCCATGTGATGGAGTTTGATGATACTGTGAATTCGGAAAGAATACATATAGCACATAGAACAGGAACATACACAGAAATACAGGCTGATGGTAAAAAAATAACAAAAATTGTTACTGATAATTATGAAATTGTTGCCGGAGATAATTTTGTTAATGTTTTAGGTAATTGTAACATCACAGTAAATGGAAATGCAAATTTATATGTAAAAGGAAATGTTGTAGAAAAAGTTGACGGAAGTGTAGATATGACTGTAAATGGAACAGTAAATGCTGTTTCGGAGTCTTTTAACCTAACGGGTCCAGTAAATATAGATGGAAATTTATCGGTTTCTGGACAAATAACTTCAACAGGAGACGTTGTTGGTGATGGAGTTAGTTTAAGTGGACATGTACATGGTGGTGTATCATCCGGTGGAAGTTTAACAAGCACTCCAATTTAAGTAATAAATAGAACATGGCAAATTTACAAAAAGTTTATACGGATTTAGATTTAACGTTCAGTCGTAGACCTGGAACGAATGATGTATCTATGCGTTATGATGACCAAGCAGTTATTGCTTCTGTTAGAAATTTATTATTGACAAACTTCTATGAGAGGCCATTTCAACCAAATGTGGGGTCAAATCTAGATAAACTGTTATTTGAACCAGTAAATGATTTAACGGCTAATATTTTGGAAACAGAAATAAGAAATGTTATCAATAACTATGAACCTAGAGCCAAGATTGATTCTTTGCAGATAACATCGAATCCAAACCAAGCTTCTTTTTCTGTCTATTTGAGATTTTATATAGGTAATAACACAACACCGACTGCGGTTAATTTAATTCTTCAAAGGTCCAGATAATGGCATCAAATACAAATATTCAAGTTACTAATTTAGATTTTGGTGATATAAAGCAGAATTTCATAAATTATCTGCAATCACAAGACACATTCAAAGATTATAACTTCCAAGGTTCGTCAATGTCTGTTCTATTGGACATACTTGCATATAACACACAATACAATTCATACTACTTGAACATGGTAGCAAATGAAATGTTTTTAGATTCTGCACTACAACGATCATCTGTAGTTTCTCATGCAAAACTGATGAATTATGTGCCACAATCAGCAATTGGACCTATTGCACAAATTAATTTAAGTTTTTCTGGTGTTAACACAACGACTTTCACGATACCAAAATATACAAACTTTATTTCCGAATCCATCGATGGCGTCAATTATAATTATGTGACTACAAATTCTACTACAACTTCTGTAGCAAATAACACAGCGTCATTTACTGGTGTTGAAATAAAACAAGGTCGTCCATTAACCTATGCTTTTACAGTAAATTCATCAAACAATCCTAATTATATTTTTGAAATACCAGACACCGGTATAGATGCTACAACAATGGCTGTAAGTGTCCAACAATCATCGTCAAACACATATTATGACATTTATAACAGTACAACAAACTATTTGGAATTGACGCCAAAAGACTTGGTTTATTTCTTACAAGAAGCAACAAATGGAAATTATCAAATATATTTTGGTGATGGTGTTCTAGGTAAACAATTATCTGATGGTAACATCGTCAGAGTTAATTATATTTCAACTGATGGCACGGCCGGAGGTTTAGCAAACAACTTTGTTCTGATGGATAATCTAGGTGGAACAGCATTTGTAACGCCAATGCAAGCAGCTTCACAGGGAAAAAACAGAGAATCTATTTCTTCAATCAAGTTCCAAGCACCAAAAGCTTTTGCTTCTCAAGGTCGTGCAGTAAGTAAGAATGATTACATTACAGCAATTCAACAAAATTCTTTAGGTATATCTTTTGATGCGGTATCTGTTTGGGGCGGAGAAGAAAATGTTCCTCCTGTTTATGGCCAAGTTTTTATTGCAATGAAACCTGCCGGTGCCTACGATTTGACAATCAACCAAAAAGAATTGATTCTTTCTCAAGTTCTTAGGCCAATAAGTGTTGTGACGGTCGAACCAGTTATTGTTAATCCTGATTACACTTATATCCAAGTATCCGCAAATGTTGTTTACAATTCATCAAAGACTGCACTACCTGCTGGTTCTTTGCAGGCAGGAATAAGAAATTCAATATACAATTATTCCTCAACAAACTTAAATACTTTCAATTCCACATTCAGTGCATATGATTTGTTAAATACGATTAACTCCTACGACAAATCGATTGTTTCTTCAGATTTCACACTCAATGTACAAAAGAAATTCTATCCAACACTTGGATCATCAACAGATTATAATCTATATTTCAATAGTTCTTTGAAACGTGGTTTGTATGGAACATCTTTGGTTAGTTATCCTGGTGTGACAATACCAAATCCAAGCAATACAGCAACAATATTAAGTGGTGTTTATTTTGAAGAAGTTCCAACCTCAACTGTTGGTGTTGATTCTGTTTCAGTAATCAGTACAGGTTATAATTACACTGGAACACCAACTGTGGTTATAACAGGCGACGGAACTGGTGCAACAGCTACCGCCAAAATCGTCAACAACAAGCTTTATTCAGTCACCGTAACGAATGCAGGAATTAATTACACATCTGCACTAGCTACTATAGTTCCTGCGCCTGGAGACACTACTGGTACAGGTGCATCTGTATTGGTAAAATTGCAGGGACAATATGGAGTAATCAGAAGTTATATTAATGATACTGTTAAAGGTAAAGTTATTGTTTCTTCTAATGTTGGCAGCATCGATTACACGAATGGTATTGTTGTTATGACCAACTTTAATCCAATTTCAGTGGAAAATGATTTGGGACAGTTAACCATATCTGCGGTACCAACAACAACAATCATATCTTCTTCATTAAATAGAATAATTACAATTGATCCTTTTGATCCAAATGCTGTAAGTGTTTCTGTTAACGCTAAGAAAAGTTAATTAAATGTTACAAAGCAATCAGAAAACATCGTTACTGGTTCCTTACGAACTCCCTAAGTTCATTAGTGAGGACCCAAACTATGCAAATTTTGTTCTATTCATTCAGGCATATTATGAATGGATGGAACAACAAAATAATACATTAGATTATAGTAAGAATCTTTTAAATTACATGGATGTGGATACAACCACGGATGAGTTTCTACAATACTATGTTAATGATTTTTTGTCTTATTTTCCTCAAGAAATCTTAGCAGATAAATCAAAAGCAATTAAGATAGCAAAAGAATTATATCAAAGTAAGGGTACGCCAGCTTCGTATAAATTTCTTTTCCGTGTTCTTTATAATTCCGACGTAGAATTTCTTTACACCAAAGATGTGATTCTAAAAGCTTCTGCTGGAAAATGGTATGTTGCCAGGAGTTTGAAGTTAGCCACGGGTGACAACAACTTTTTAAATATTCAAAATCTTCGTTTGTTTGGAAACATATCGAAATCAATTGCAACAGTTGAAAATGCAATTTATGATGGACTTAAAACAGAAGTTTTCATTTCAAACATTTCTCGATTGTTTCAATCTGGAGAAACAGTCACTGTTGTTGACTCAAATAATCAACCTGTTTATTTTCTCAATGGAGAAATTGTTCCAATAGGAACAGTAGGTTCAGAAACTTTGTCTGCCTTGATTGTTGGCCAAATTAGTCAGGTTAAAATTGATCCAAATAATAGAGGTTTGGCTTATAATACAAATGATCCGGTTGTGGTGTATGGCGGACTAAATGCAAATACAGTGGGGCCTGTTGGTGCAACTGTAAAAGTTGGAGCTGTTACTTCAGGTTCTGTTCAACGTATTGTTGTTGTTAGTGAAGGATTTGGATATACAGCATCCATTGCAAATTCACAAGTTGGTGGTGCAAACACTGTTATTCAATTCTCTAATATAGTTGGAACAAGTCCAAAAGCTCCTATAGCTATAGTCGGTTCGTTAAATCCAGTTGGAATCGCAAATGTTACGTTTATTCCAACAGATAGTATTCAACTAAAACAATACCATTATCTTGGTAATATTGCAGGAAGTTCTGGTGCAAACACTTACAATCCAACTACAGGACTTTGGACACAACAAGCATACCAATTTGCAAATTTGTCTAGTGCTAACGCAAACACATCTTTAGCCAATGCATTCTCGTTTACTGCATTTTCAACTTTTCCATTATCATCTGTTATTGTACAAAACCAAGGTGGCGGCATAACATCACCACCAACAGTTGAAGCAATATCAGAATATACAACTGATGTTTATTCACAAACAAAGATTGCAAATTTAGGTATTCTTGCACCAATACAAATCATTAAACCAGGCTCTGGTTATGCAAACAACGACCAGATTGCAATACTTGGTGGTTCAGGATATGGAGCTTTTGCAAATGTAACTGTAAATAGTACAGGTTCAATTATCTCAGCAGGTTATGTTAGTAACTCAACAAACAGAATGTCTTTAGGTGGAATGGGTTATTTCAATGGTTTGCCTCGCGTAGTAGTACAACGCACAGCAAACGGAAATGTAACTGTGAGCACGACAAGCGCAGTTGTTACTGGTAATGGTACAAACTTTACCACACAATTTAGTAATGGTGCTTTATTGGTTACAAACACAAACATCGTTATTGGTACAGTACAGTCTGTCGTAAATGCAAACTCAATGATACTAACTGCAAATGCTTCCATCAATGGAAATGCAAATAGTTATTATCTAGGAACTTCGTTGTTATCAGTTCCGGGAATTTTAGGCAGAGATGCTACTTTCTCACAAACATTGGATCGTGTTGGTTCAATTACTTCTTTTAATATCACTGAAAATGGGCAAGATTATATTTCTGCACCAAGAGTTTCTTTGAAAGTTCAAGATTTAATAGTTTCTAATGTTTCGATATTATTTATTCCATCTACTGGTGATGTGATATATCAAGGTGCAAATGTAAATACTGCCACATATATTGCAACCGTCGATTCTATTTTCGCTTTACAAAACGTC